GATACATAGGCCATCAGGTCGAAGTAGCCGCCGGGATCGGACGGATTTCCGCGACCATCGGTGAAGCCGAATATCTGATACAGCGGCAGGTTCATAAAGCCGGAAACCAGCGCATAGGCCGATGTTAGACCGTTGAAGATGAGATCGGTCGGCTCGATCGCGGTGGCCGCGGCGGCCGGCGCCCATACGCCGTAAATCTTGTTCGGCGAGGAATAGGCCGCAATGGTAGTGGTCCCGCCGGTATTGGCCGAGGTTGGGATCAACCCCTGCAGCGAAACAGGGGTGCCGTCATCGGCCGAGTCCGAAAACACCCAACTGAGATCGACAGCAAGCGCGCCGTTGAGGTTGGGACCAGTGTCCGCGCCCAACTGGACGGATTTGACGAACGCCCAGGTAGGAACGCGAACCAGTTTGTACCAGGAACCGGCCGATTGCAAACCCGCGGCGCTTGCCGCGCAGTAGTCATCGACCGAAACATTGTTGGACAAGGCGCCCGCGCCTGTGGTCGGCTTGATGATCGGAACCGTATCGAGGTTCGTGATTGAGGCAGATTTTACGCCGTCTTTGCCAGCCATGGTGATTGCTCCTTATGGCGTGATGTCTTGGGCACTCGTATCGCTGCACAGGATCGACACGATCTTGCCGTTCTGCGTGCGCACGGGACCAAACATCGTTTGAGTGGTGAGCTGCCAGGGCCGGCCGGAAAGATCGGCGCGGATGTCGATGTAGTTTTCCATGTCCTTCCACATGCCCAGCATCATGCCGGACTTGACCATCACAATGACGGTGCGGACGTTGGCGGCCGTCGAAAGACGTTCCGATACGGCGATGTCGTAGCCGAGGAAGCGCCGCAACCGGCCATCGACCAGCACGGGCTTGTCGTTGAACTCGGTCGAGACAACCTGCGTCTGATTGAGCAAGTCGGCTTCCTGCTGCGACCCAATGACGATGGTCGGCGGGTCCATGTCGAGATCGTTGTGGTAATGGCGCAGGATGCGCCGCGCTTCGATCAGTTTGGAAACCGTCAGGCCCGAGGCAGAACTTGAACCGAAGGTTGATGCCACTTGATAGTTGGTGGTCGAGAACGTGTCGGCCGTCAGGTTGCCGATGTCGGTGCCAATCTGGCGCGTTCCGGTCGCGGCGGCGATAATACCATCGTCCCAATAGCGGCCGGTCGCGGCGGCAGCCGCTTTGACGTAGCCGGAAGTCGGATCGACGATGGTCTGGAGCTTGTCGAATGAGTCGATCAGCTCGGAGAGTTCACCAGGCTGCGGGAACATCCACGGACGAAGCGAATAGGGATTGACGTGCTCGATCGGCGAGAATCGACCGCGCGGCGCCTTCATGGTGATCGAGGAATACTGCGTCACCGGCGAAGCCATCTTGCCGACGAGGCCGCCCTGCTCGGTCACATGCGGGCGCAGGACAGATTGAAGCTGCTGCAGGAGCAGTTCAAGATTGCTTGAGTATTGGGCGGTAAAATCGGGATACAGCCCAAAATTAGCGGTAGGATATGGAACCGACATAGGTATCCCCGTTGCAAGAGTGCAGAGGGCGCTTTCGCGCTGACCTATGGCTTGTCCGATGCCAACCGGGGCCGTGTAGTCGTATCGTGGACGGTCTTGTCCGGCGTGTGGGGACCGCAGTGTCGGCTTGGCTTGTCCTTAACGGGGCCTTACCGATTTTCGATGATTGATGGATACACGAGAAAGATAGCCTTCGCGACGCACACGACCGCGCAATTACGCCACCTGTGTTGGCGGATAGGCAACCTTGTGCAGATCGTCCCACTTGCGTCGTTCCTCACGTCCACCAGCAAGCAGGCGGCGGCCATAGTCGGTATCCTTCTTGAGCGAATCAATCTCGGCCTTCGCAGCCTCGCGCGACATGGTGGCGCCAGCAGGGCCTTGACCGCCGCCAATATAGCGGTCCTCGCCCATGCGGGAGCCGGCAATGCGCAGCATTTCCATGGCGTATGATGCGCCGATCCCGGCCACCTTCGATAGTGCATCCCATCCGGCCTTTGTCTGTTCCGCGGTCAGGCCGGCCGCCGCCCCAAGGCGATCCAGGGCCGCTTTGGCAACAACGAGATTGGCCGGCTTGTTGGTGCCCCAATTTTTGTCGAGCGCCGCTGCCTCGGTCTGCACCTTGGCCGTTACTTCGGCAGCGTCAGCGGCATTGTTGCCGTCCATAAACTTGACCATCGCCTTGACCACTTCCGGCGCGCGTTCTTTGGGCGTGCGGGCCGCCAGAAGCGCGTTGCGCATGGCGTCGGAAAACCCCTGATCGAGATCGGTTCCGTCAGCAAACTTGATACCAGAAAAATCATAATCCTTGGCTTCTGCCGGCACGCCGACCTTTTGCCAGAATGCCTTTAGGTCGCTTTCGGCGGCATTGGCCTTGGGCAACCGGATCAGTTCGTTGCTGGGTACACCGTGCAGTTTTTCAGCATTGCGGTATTGCTCGGTGAGTTTTGTTGCAACCGCAACCGGGTCGGCCGCATCGATCCCTTTGTTTTGCCACCAGCCGAGCGTGTCGGCATCGATCTTGCCGCCGTGCCATGGCGGGGCCGCTGCGGCTCCCGCGCCGGCTGCTGCTGCTGCATTTGCTCCCGCTGCTGCGGCTCCTGCTTCCGCTCCCGCAACCCCTGCTGCTGCTTCGGCCATCAGCTATCTCCTTCAATTGGAACATTGAGGCGTTCGGCGGCGCGCACCAGCGCGCCTTTGTAAACGGTTTCAATTTCGGTCTGGTTCAGATTGAGGTGATTGAACACCCTGAAAAAAGCCTGCCGCCGTCCGGTCATCTGCATCACCATATCGTGCCCGATATTGTCGGAGTCACCGCGCCATGCGGCACAATAATCGGCCAGATCGAGCAGCGCAAGATATTGCGGCGAGCCAACGGTGCCGAACGCCGTCTTGTATGCTTTCTGGCGAAACCCGAGTTTTTCAATGGCGCGACGATAGTTCATGACGCCAGTCTTTCGCCGTACGGCCCAATCCGCATATCCTTGACGATCCAGCGTTGCAGCACCTTGAACATTTCAGTGCGTTCCTCGTCCGACAGCTTGAGCTTGTCGGCGAGCGCCCGCATGTCGGCTACGTATTTATCGCCGCTGTCGTACACGGCAATTGTTTTTTTGCTGCCGTCGCGGTCAACCATTTCAGCGACCACTTTGCCGCTTGGCACAATGGTTGCATAGCTTGAGAGGAACGGTCGCGCAATATCGGTGAAGCCTGGGAACGTCGCGGCGAGCAGCACCGGCATGGCCGCCGCATATTCATATGATAGTACGACCGTCAGCACGCGCCGCATCTTGCCTTCCGATGCGGCGAGTGCGCGGGACTGCCACATCGCCCGTAACTCGTCGGCGTGTTTCTTGAGCAGCGGGTTTGTCATTGCCCTTGCGGTCCCGGCTGCGCCCCCTGTGGCGGCTGTTGCGATTGCTGGAACGGCTGGCGATCCTTACCAGCGACTGCCTGCGCCTTGACCATGGCGGCCTGCGCCGGCAACGCCTGGATTGCCTGCTGGCGTTGTTCCACAGCCTGGCGGTTCTTGCGCTTGGCGGCAAGGCTTTGCGGAGACGACGACCATCGCGTCGGCATTTCGTTCATCTCGCCTATTTCCGGCAACATCACATCAAACTCGAATTGATCGTAGATCGAGGGATCGCCCGAGTTGATGGCAATCTGGTGCGCCACGTCGAGCGTGCGCAGACCGCCAGCCGCCTGCGAGGCTTTAGCTTGCAGGGCCAGCGGCGATGTATCGGTGACCTGATAATGACCTTGCGCCTCTTTCAATCGCGGCGGCATCGGCGGCAGCACCGGACGGCCATTGATCCTCATCCGCGCCAATATATCAATTTCACGCGGCACCAGACCGCCGACAAATTCAGAGTGTTGGCGGCCGAGCGTTGGCGCTACCAGCATGGCGCGCTCGTTGATGAGTTCAACGACTTGCGTTGCCGTCATGTTCGGATTTTGCATCAGCGTCTTGAACAGCGGCGTTAAAAAGAAATTCTCGGTAATCCCGCGTTCTTCCTGCAGCATCTTTTCGGACCATTGGATTTCACCGATCGGCATGGTGAGTACCAGCGGCTTGCCATCCTCGTTGACGCCGCCCTTGTTCATGGCCCCTGGCGTCTGGTCAAACCCGACCAGTCCGTCATCCTTGGTGAGATAAACCGGATCAGCCGCGCGGTGACCGACTTTCAAGTACATCGCCTTTATGGCGTTGCTGGTTTTTGCGCTCGGCAACGATAGCTGCAGCGGGCCGCGGCCGTAAACCTCATCCGGGTTCTGGTCGTAGCGATCCACCGCATAGGGAAACACGCGATAGCCGCCTTCTTCGGCCATCAGGCATTGGCCCTCGATCGACATGTAATGCGACGAGAATGGCATCCCCTTGATGTCGAGCCGCTCGGGATCATATTCATCCAGATCGCGTGGCATGACGCAATGCAGAAATTGAAATGGCGTTTGCAGGTTTTGCTCGATGGACGGCCGTAAGCTCGGCGGCAGCCATTCATAGCCAAACTTTTCCACCGCCTGCTGCGCGGTCATGCGCCACCAGCGCACCATCCCGACCACAATGCCCTGATGGTTCTCGATAAAAAAACATTGACCGAGCGGGATAGCCCTGTAACGCAAACCCGGCTGTCCGCCAGTCCATCGCGTATCGAGATCATCGACGTACACGATTGAATTGCCGTAGCACGCCGTTGATTTCCACTTGCGGAAGTTCTGCCCCTGAAAGCCCCCGGCCGTGCGATAGCGATAGTCAAATAGGATACCGCGCACATCATCAAAATACTGCTTTGTCGCGCGATCCTTCATTACATATTCTTCGGATTCCAATCCGTGCCACAGCCGGTTGCGCGGCGTAATCATCGAATCCGCAATAGCGCAAAACTGCTGCACGGCAAGCGCGGTTGACGCATCGATCTGCTGCTGCGTCTTTTTCATCCCCGGAAAATTATAACTGCCGTAGAAAAACGTATTGCGCGAATCGGGATCGGCAAGAATTGCGCCCTCTTCCCATTGACCGGCAAACACGTTTCGATATGTCGTCAGCTCGGAAAATATCTTGGTGATCCGCCGGACCTGCTCGGCCTCGCGGTTCGATATAATCCGATCGCCGCTTCTTGCGTCAGCCATTGGTTACCCGCCGAGGGCCGCGCCGTAGCCAGAGCCTAAGACTGCCGACATTCCGGGCTGCGAGCGTGAGGCTTCAAGCGCCTGCATCCGCTTCTTGCGCTGTTCCTCGGTTTCGTTCTGCACCTGATCGGCCGGCGACGGCATGAGGCTGGATGCACCCGGCGCCGGCATCCCGATGGTGTTGCCTTGTGCCATCAAGCCGCGGCTTTCTTGGCACGTTTCTTGTTCGAATCAGCGAGTTCCTTTTCCATGCGGGCGAGATTTTCCGTGAAATTCGGATCAGGGTCGCTAGCTTTTGGATTGGCTGGATTGCAGTATTTTTTGTAAGCCGCAATCGAGTTAGCAGTCTGGTTGCCGGGCGAACCAATGCCTTGCTCGACGTATTCGCCCTTCACCTTCTTGGCGTCATGGCCAAACACATTTTTGGCTTCCGCCTCGTAATGTTTTTCGATCGCATCGGGCGGTAATTCGCCGCGCTCGACCAGGATGCGCATTTCCTCGATTTCTTCAACTGTCTTGGTTACCATCAGTCCCTCACTGTTTGCATCCAAAAGAACGGTTGCCCATTGGCCACGATGGCGCTTGTTTCCAGACGCCCGCAACGCACCGTTAAACGGCGAATACGTCGATATCCCCGGCCGGATGATTGGGCGAGCCGCGGGCAAAGTGCGCTTCCGGGCCAAACCTGACGGCCTCAATGCCGGGGAA